TATGTTATCAAGAACTGTAATACCAGTATCGATTGCTTCTTGACTATACTCATATTGTTTACATCTAAGTTTGTAAACAGGATTATTGTCTAGTTGATGGAAAGGGTCATCATGATCAACAAAACTAACTTCAAATAGTTTAGTTAGTATTGGTGAATAGATAAGGTCACCTTCCTGTGGTCTATCTGCATCTGTGGTTGCAGTGTCATTTATAAGATAGAACTCACTACCACTTTCCTCTGATAATATGAAAGACGTATTATCATCCTCTAACATTATCTTATCATCTGCATCTGTTGATGAACTATCAGTTCCAGTCAGTGTTATGAAACTTTGTGTGATTTGAGTTTCTAATCTTGATGATGTTGCAGTCTGGTCTATCGTACCAGCTTCTAGTTGTATCGAACCACCTGTAGTTCCAGTTCCGTCCTCTAGTGTAATCTGACTATCAAGTTCTTGAAATCGTTTCTTGTTAACAACAAAGGTTATCTCGTTTCTGTTCTCTAATCCAAACTGTGTGATTATCTCTCTTTCACCAGCATATCCACCAGTTGCATCCTCAACATACATTTCTATTGGGTGTTGTGTTGTAAACTTACTGAGAGAATCTTCACCTAAAACATCATCTCTTGCAACTAGAGTTCTGTCAATATAGTATACGTCATGTCCGTATATCTGTATCGCTTCTTTGATTAAGTCACTATACAGATTTCTCTCTGCTTGTATTGATGCAAGATTATTTGTTTTGAATATTGCGTTGACAGCCATGACACTATCCCATCATATATTCTGGTGGTAATTCGAATGCGAGTTGTATCTGTTCTTCTAGTCGTTCTATCTCTTGTTGTGCTTGAGAGTATATCTCTCCACCATTCATCTCAACCCCACCAAGTAGTTGCACTCCTGTGAACTTAGATAAGTTTGCGCCCCACTGTCTTTTTATAAGTGCAGTTGCATATCTTTTTAGATAGATATCATCAAAGATATCTGGATAAGATGCTGGGTCTATCTTTCTATAACACTCTATGATAAGAAACTCATCCACTGCAATATCATTTGCAAAGTCCATATCTATGTACAAACGATTTTGATGTTGATTGAAACGTATGGGTTTCTCTCCTACCAGTATGTGTGATAGAAAATCAAGTTGTTGCATTGTCATCTGATAATGTATGATTGATGTTGATGAGAAGTCATATAAATCATTCAGTCTGAGTTGATATCGGATATCAAACATATTATTTGTTGCTTGATCATCAAATGGGAATATTTGCAGAACCGATACGACAGCAGACGGCATGGGTATAAAGTTTTTACCCTCTAGAAATGTTGCAGAGATTGTTCCATCCTTTGTGTCTGTTGCAGTGGTTTCATCATTGGTTGCAGCTCTATCAATATCGTCCTGTGTAATTTTATATTTAAGATACATTTTCTCAATACCATCATAATGATATTGTGCAAAGTATTGTAGTGCTTCATCTATTCTGTCGTCTACCTGTGCGTCTGATACGTTTATATCTATCACACCAAACCCAAGATTTCTTAAACAGTAATCTTTGAATGTTGCTCTGGTGGTGGGTATCGCCATCTAATTATTCCTTATGAGTGATCATTATCAAATTGGAATGTGTTCCATCCTACACCAGATAGTGTTATTCCGTGTGATGCAAGAACTAATATTGGGTCTGAGGTTGCATCTTCAAGTAATATTCTGTCTCCGTCATTTGCAGACGTATTCTGCACTATATTGTCACCAGCGTTTGCAGAACCATCTGTACTATTTAGTATTAATCCATCTAAAAGTTCTATCGTCCCTGTCTTATCTGGTAGCGCAACTGTTCTATCAGCAGTTGGTTCGTCTATACTAAAAGTTGTTTCGTTTGCGTCTGCTGTCGCACCCTCAAACACAAATGCCTCTGTAACATTTATAACTTGTTGGTTTGTGGTAACAGTTGTCCCAGAAACAGTCAAGTCACCAGCGATAGTCACAGAACCACTTGCGAGTGTAATTAGATCTGTGTCATCAGTATGACCTATTGTAGTTCCATTTATAATTACGTTGTCTACTGTGAGTGTCGTGAGTGTTCCAACTGACGTAAGACTTGATGCAGTTATACCACTTGCGAGTGTTGAACCTGTTAATGCAGTTCCAGCGATTGCAGCTGAACCAAACTCAATCGCTGTTCCACCACTGTTAACTTTTAATACTTGACCAGCAGTTCCTAGTGTAAGTGCAACACCTAGACCACCATTACTTAATGCAACTGTATCTGATGATTGAAATTCTGCGAGGCCTGTTGCAACATTACTTGCGTTGAAAACTGCTTTGATTGGGGCTGCGTCTGCCATATCTATAATCCTTTAAAATGTAAATAACTCTGGGTTGGAGTCTTCTAACGCAGTTCCGTCAGATAATGTAAATGTACCAGCATCAGTAAATACATAACTAAGACCCTTTGATTGAAATTTAAATGTTGCATTCGCAGTTGATGTTCCTCCAGCTCTACTAAAAAAGGGAACGTCTACTGATGTTTTACCATTTGTTCCAGCTACTGCGATTGTATCTGCTGAAACTTTTGAACCTTGAGGTAGAGTAACACCATCAGCAGAAATAGATACTACACCAGAACCATCAGAGGAAATGGTTGCACCACCTAAATCGATTGTCTGTCCAGATAGGAATAACTCTTTGAATCTCTTAGTTGATGATCCCAAGTTCCTTACATTGTTTTGATCTGGAATTATATCTTGTGTTACATTTGAAAGGTCAACCCCACTGCCAAATGTATCATCCTCTAAATCTATTCTACTTCCAGCATCTGAACCATCTGAGTCTGTTCCATCTAACAAAACTGCACTACCAGTTTCTAAAATTAAATCTTCTGTTTCTAGTGCAACACCATCAAACTTACCAGTTGTTGCATTAAATCTTAAAACATTTTTATCGACTAACACAGTGTCAATATCAATATCATCCATGTTCTGTATTTTAACTTCACCACTTCCACTACTTGAAAATGCGTTTTGTCTAGACTCTAGGTTACGTTGCATGAGAGTTCTAAACTGCTCAAACTCTTTGCGTAGTCTAGTAAGACTATCCTCTGGTTGTGCAACTTTTCTTTGTAGTGATGTTTGATCTGGAGTGAGTAGACTATCCTTGATAGAATTTGGAAAACTCTGTTCACTTATATCAACTGGTTTCTCTTTGGTCGGAATTTTTTCAATATCATTTAAAACTTTGGACATAAATTTCTGTTCATCGACAGAGATCGTAGCTTTTTTAATTGTTTTAGATTTTTTGGGTTGTATTGGTTTTTCTTGAAATTCTTCTACTATAGGTTCAAGTTTAGTGGAGTTGGTAAGATCGTTTGGAAGTAAAGACGCAAATAGTTCCTCTATGGCTTTAACTTTCTTATCATTCTTATCTACGTCTTTTTTAATCCATTCTCCTACATCACTTGTGACATCATCAGTTGGATCATCTTCTGGTGCTGGTTCTACATCACTTGGTAGATCATCTGGATATTCCTCTTTTTGTTGAGAAATATTTTCAAACAGACTAGCAAATTCATTAAGTTTTTCTTCACTATCTCCGTTTGAAGTTTTTGTCTCTTGGGATACTTTTTCTAGTTCAGCGAATAAACTAGATAGGTCTGACTCTGTTGTTTCAACATAATCTATTTTTTTCTTTTCTTCCAGTTTAGTCTCTTTTGCAATGGACTCTAACTTTTCAAAAAGTTTACCTAATTCTTCTGTTGCATTTTCAGACATACAAAATCCTTTTATGGTATTTATAAAGAGTAATCTCTATGTCCATCACTCATCTATTCAGTCTTCTCAAACTAGACCTCAGAAGCAAATCCAAAATTAGAGTTTATTATAATTCTATTTTTATGTTTATTTGGTGACATACCTGTATGTATGACATCTCCCTCAAAAAACACTAATCTATTTGCTTTAGGTGATACTCTATCTCTCACTTCTAATTTATCAGGCATGGGTTTACCTTCAGAGTGTCTTTGATTGTAAAAAATTGTATCACCATCACTATCATTAATATAGTAAACTGTTGATATATTTTTGAAAGGGTAATCTACATGAGGGTCATGTATAAATTCTCTGTGTGTGTACATGGTCATATCACCTCTTGATCTTAAAATAAAATCTGTGTTTACAACGTCCATAATTTGATATAAGCCAGGTTTCCACAACATGGATATTGGTGTATCTCTCATACCATTTTCGTCCCAAAAAATATGAGAGAATCCGTGTTCATCTAAACGAGAAGTAAGATTTTTAGAATTTTTACCTGTATGGTGGGAAATATTTTCGTTATAATACCAATTAAAGTAAGAACTAGACATCATACCTAATAATTCTTCATGATATGATTTTGTAAGAAAATTATCTAAAACTTTTATCATAGTGTTAACTCGACTAAACCAGTATTTATAGTACCCTTGATAAAAGTATTAAATGCTAAACTAGTTCTTACACCTCTGTTTGTTGTGCTATCAACTCTATGCATCATAGAAGATGGGAAAAGAAGGACATTATTCTTTGGTGTTTTGAACCACCACTCTTCGCTATTCCAAAGGTTATAATCTTTAGCTTTAATTTTAAGTCCATGAAACCCAGATAAAAATTTAAAAGGAGTTTCAAATGTTATTGTGTCATCATCATCTGTATCAATGTAATAAACACCTGAGATAATACTATTACCATGACAATGATTGTGATGAAATTCACCTTGCTTTGTGTAATTAACCCATGAAATGGTAATATAAATTTCAACATCATTAGTTGGTCTGTATACTTTTTGAAAATATTCGTTTGTTATATCTGTCAAATCATTTTTTAAATTAGACAGTCTCGTATTATCTAAAACATGATTTTCTTCCGTGAAAGTATTCCCAATGTTTTCTTTTACAGGTTTGTTTAGTAACTCTGCAAAAAACTGTTGTTCCTCACTGGTTACGATCCTAACAGTTTCACCAATTGCAGTGGGAAAAAGACTGTGAATATGCATTTCACCTTTTGAATAATTCATTATTTAAGTTGTTCTCCACTAGCCCAAGCAACAAGTGAATATCTTGTTCCCATTGTTACAGGTTTTACTCTATGTAAAAAATAAGATGGAAATACTAAAACATCCCCTTTTTTCAATTTGACTGTTAATGATTTAGTGTCAATCTGATATTCAAACTCACCACCATCAAAATCATCATTCAACAGAACTGACATAGATAATTTTCTTACAAGACCACTTTTCATAGCTGAATAACCAGTGCCATCTAGGTGATAATCATAATGACCATTTGGTGCAACGTATTTTGTAAGCTGTAGGTCTTCAATGGAATTTAAATTAAACTCAAAAGATTGTGCATTTATATCATCAATAATTTTAAAAAATGATGTTTTCCAGAAGTTATCGACAATCCAAGCAACATCGCTAGATCTTTGACTACTATAATCAGGATCTAAAGTTTTTGCAGTAGACCATTTACCATAGTTTTCTATAAGAAAGTCACAAACTTCTGATGGAACGAAACTATCAACTTTTACATAATGAAAATTTTTACTCATTCTGGTACTTCGTATTTCCAACCTTTTGTATTATCAGCTTGATATTCATCTTCATACCAGTTGTAAAAACCGCCCTCTTCCAATTGTTCTGATGTCATTGTTGGTTGAGTTATTGGTGCGTACCATTGGTAATCTGTTTTATTTAGTACCCAACTTGGATAGGGTTTGGGATATAAAAATACATCCTCATCTTTGTCGTATAAAAAACCAGGCCCAGCATATCGGAATCTCAATGCCTTACTTTGATCTGAGCTTTCTGTTCCAAAGTCTTGCTCACTTTTTGGCTGATAGTGTACACCCTCTTTTGTGTTGTAACTTGTTTTAATCCAACTATCTTTGTCTGATAAGGTTTCAATGAAGTCAGCTTTTGCGACTATTACTTGGGTAACAACATTATTTTCATCTATTTTTGCATAGTGTCCCATGTTATGCACCTTGATACTGATACCTTACGATCACAACACCAGAACCACCAGCACCACTTGCTTGTTTACCACCGCCACCACCGCCTCCACCGCCGGTGTTTGCATCTCCGCTTGTAGCGGCTGTATCATAATTACCAACATTTCCAGAATAACCTTGAGTATAATGATACGATTGCGCTCCTCTGCCAGCACCCCCAGCATTACTAGTCGCAGTTGCATCTCCACCTTGTCCGCCCCAAGGATATCTATTTCCATACGCCACAT